CAGTCACCGTTATCCCATTCACTAATAACTTTGACCCGAGCGCCGGTTTTGGTGTGTTGATAAAGCATGGGTACCAGGTGTGCTGGTATTAGTTTACCTTAATTAAGTCGAACTGACGGTCCGATTATTAAGATAAGCTTCTAGATCGCTGTAATCAGGGGCGTTATCAGGAACCAGGTAACAAACTTCCACAAACAAATAACCGGTTAGACCAGCATTTTTGTCTGCTGCGGAGATGTATACACCACCTGCAACAGAAGTGGAATTAGCGGTAGCTTTAGAGTATACCTTATAGGTTTCAGCAGAGGTGACCTGTTTGTAGACAGCACCACTGTTTACAAAACCTGAGCCAGTGTTTATTTGTAAACCAGATGCAGGTCCAATAAATACAGGAACTGAACCAAAACCTTGGCTACCACCTGCAAAATAAACCGTACCGGCACCTTCACCTGAAACAGTAGAAGATAGTACAGCAGCAGCAACTGCTTCACCAGAAGCAGCAACTGGACCAGAGCTATCACGCCCAAACGCAATTACGTTACCGGTAGTGTTATAAACACCAGAAGCAACACGATTGTCTCCCCAGCCAGAACCAACGGAGATTGCAGCGCGGTAAACATAGCCTGCTTGGACAGAATTACCACTGATTACCATTCCGGTAATATCAGTACGGGTATCATCTTGCCTGTAAGGAGATGGGATGATAACACTCATGGTTTGACCATAAGTAGCAGAATCACCAGATATCCAGGTTACAGGAACATAACCACGTTGCTGAAAATAACGATAGCCAGGAATAGCTAGAACAGATGTAGGACCAGCCTTTGATGCATCTGCAGTTCCACCAGCACCAGTGGAGTCAAAGTTTTTGTACCAGCCATTAAGAGCTTCTACCCAGTTACCAGGGTAGATCTTTTTGGAAGTCAAATAAGTCATTTATTTCTCCTTGTTGTTTTATTTATTGTATCAAAGAATGCCGTCATCGCTAACGAAGCTGTAAGCAGTGGTAACAAAGTCCTTGTTCAGGATTTCAAAACCAGCATACAGTTGCCAGATAAGAATGATAAAGCGGCTGAAGTCATCATTATTGTTAATAAGAACTTGAGCATTAGGACCACCTACACCAACACCTACTGCTTGAGGACCAAAGAAGAAACCTTGGGCTACTTCCTGGGAAGTATAAGCAGGAGAGTCAGTAAAGCTAGCTGTAATATTCTTGGTTGGGAAGTTGGTAGATTCATAGAATTTAACACCTTCAAACTGAACGCCAGTAGGCATTACAGGTTCACCAGCCAGGAAGTAACCTTGACCCGCTTGAGGACCTTGGTAGAAGCTGGCGTTATTAGGCATCATGGGATTGCCAGACATATACATGCCTTGACCAGGATTACCTGAATAACGTGCGATTTCACGGAAGTCAGAATCACGACGCAAGTGCATCATGAAAGTAGGATCGCAAATACAACGATACAAACCATCAGAGAAGGTAGGAACGTTGCGCTTACGGAGATCCTTAACTACATTCAACAGGTCGGTAGATACGTGGAACTGTTGTGAATTAGCTGTGTACTGAGCAGTGGTGTAAGAAATACGGCCACTGGAATCCTTAGCTGCACCAGTTGGGAAGTAGTAACCACCTTGTGATGTTGATGCTTCGCCATTAGCTTCTGCTTTGGCTAGTTCATCAATAAACACACGATCACGCCAACGGCGATAATCATCAAGAAGTGTAAGGGAGCCAATAGACTGGTGGAACATATTCAGATTACCTGTGTCCAGCAACATGCGCTGAGCAGTAATCAGAGTTTCACGAGCAATTTTAAAGGTACTAGGCTGAGTAGGATCAGAAGGATCCGCAGGGCCAGTGTATTCCTTAAGCACCACAAGGACTTTTTCCTTGGTGATGTTACGGCTGTTAGCAGTACCAATGGTTTGATCGGAAATACGTTCGCGGCTATCCTTAGTACCAGGAGTGCCCCAGAATTTGTAGCGATCAAGTTGAACGGTTTGACCAGGCTGACGAGTAAAGTCATGAACCACTACTGGTTCTACGGCCATCTCGCAGATGTAAGCAGGGTGAGGACGGTAAAGTTCTGCACCTAAGATCTTTGGAAAATCGGTATCAATAAACACTTTAGTTTATCCTCCTATATTGCAGGATGTATGGTGAAAAGATTCAGACGTACAACTGTCTTTATCTATGAAAATTTTAGCAGGTATTAATTTAACTATCTTTGATAGTTACTAATACCCGCAGTGCCTGTTGTTTGTTTGTACCGGGCACCTGGTGAATTGCTAGATCCGTAAGATTCGGGATCAATGTAATTGGATTGCATACCTGGAACACCAACCATGCCAGCGGCATTTGCAATACCACCACCAACTAATCCCCCAAGTCCGCCATAAGCCACGCTATTTAAAGGAGACATAGCTTGTGCTGCCATAGATACAGCTCGCTCCAAGGGGGGAACTGTTACGTTTGGATTATTCTTCATTGCCTGTGCAGTTTTAGCGAGTCTTCCACCAGCAAAGCCGGGTAGTGCTCCTAAACCGCCTGCACCTAAGGCTTCTAACGCGATGCGTCCAGGACCTTTTTCATCGGCCTGACCAGTCACTACGTTACCAAGAACAGAGCCACCAGCACCAATGGCGGCGCCACCGAAGGCGCCAATCAAGGGAGCATACTTACCAGCAAGAGCACCAGATAATTGCTCACCTGTTTCCCTTATTCTGTTGCCCATTCGGCCCATCATTGCCTTACTCCATTACAAATAGCTTGTTAGCTACAGTATTGGGTTGAGCTTGGTTGAGAACACGCCAGGCATTCTGAGGATCTCGTGCCATCATTTCATTGAAGCCACCCCAGAAGTTTTGGGGTTGCTGTGGGCCAGCAGCATCAGGAGGCGCAGGGAAATTCCCATACCCAGGTACTACTTGCTCTGTGCGATAGCCACGGGTATTCAAATCTTGCTCACTTTCGTAAACAGGATAAGGACCTTCAGGACCGAAGAACTTAAGAGTATAATCACTCAGTACATCAGGGTTAGTAAGAATTTCGTTATAAGCGAGATTCTCTTGACACTCATTTACCGCAAAGTTGGCGTAACCACTTAACAGATCTTTTGCTTTAAAGCCCCATGCAACTGCACTGTCCAACATGCTTTCCAGTTGGAGAGCATAGTTATTTAGGACGGCCGGTGCTTCTACCCCGAACGCGTCGATTGCCTGGCGGCTTTCGTTGCTCAGGCCCAGGTAATCCGCTACGTCCGCCAGTGAGGGACTGGAGGAGGTTTGGGAATAATTGGTTGAGTATTCCTGGTTGGGATACGAGGTCTGCGTCCCCAAGCTGGGCATAGGTTGGCCGTTGTACGTCTGACCGTAATTGGCCGGGGCGTATGTTGGCGTCGGAGCCGAGGGTTGACCCTGGAACGGGGATTGGACTGGTGCGCTCAGCAGACCCACTACTTTGTTGAACGCCGATTCCCATGGGCTGTTCTGGGGTGCCGCCGGTTGGGATTGGGGGGCGTACTGAGTAGGGCTTGATTGGTAGCTGATAGGCGCTTGTGGCACCGCTTGGGGGTAATTGGTACCCACCTGGTAATTGATCGGTCCCTGGTAGCTCTGTCCCGGAGCCTGAGGCGCTGGTACTGCCACGTAGCTGCTTGGTGCTACTGCGGTCGGTACTTGGCTCATCTGTGGGATCGATTGGACGGTAACGTCCTGCATAACTCATCTCCTTTTGTAATGCTTCTAAGGTGCGATACAGATAAGGTGTAAGGTCAAGACGTGGATCAGCAGCCATAGGTAAATCCGGTGACTGCGGGTGAGGGGTCTGCATCATGCCCCCCACTAATTTCGCAAAAGCAGAGTATGCACCCTGCAGTTCGTTGACCATTCTGAATGGGAACCCCGATAACATCGCGGCCCGCTCCTCATCCGTTTTTGACGGGAAGAGGTACTTCAGTGCTTCAATACTATCAACACCTAATTCTTGGAGGTTACGTACCACAATAGAATTATTAAGTATATCCTGTGTAGAGTCTTCGTAAACAGGACCTAACCAACGCCAAAGCATGGTCAGATCCCCGTCTGGTATTAGGCCGATGACTCCTGTAGGTATATGTTGAGTCTCTACACATACCTTCATTACTTCTTTAATCTTTTCTTCAAATCCTTTTAAACCTGCTTCGTATAAATCAATTTCTTCTTTAGATGCGTTCTCTGTTGGTTCAACTGGCTTCTCAATTCCTGTGGCAGCAGCCAAGGTATCACGGAATAAACGTTCTTCTTGATAGATGATTAACTCTAAACACCTACAAATACCATATGTATAAATAGCATTTGCTTTTTTCTTAGATGTTGCTGATACACGACCGAATAATGACTTGTATTCTGTTGCTGTGATACCAGCGGAGATAGAAAGGTCGTCTACACCCCCTAAAGCTGTCCGTATTTCTTCTCGATACTGACGTGCAAAGTTATTTTGGTCACCAGTGATAGCATCTGGGACAATATAACCAACACGATCATTAGGTTCCAGGTTGGCTATCACCCTAGGCACCCTAATTTGTCCATCCATACCCCTAGAGAGTGGATCAGACTTAAATCTTGACTGACTCAAGGCCCCTAATCCAGTAAAACCGGAGTTTGCTGCAATAGAAGGACGTTGAACTGTCGAGTCTGACCCAGATTCCATCAGATCTGTCTTAGGTCTTGATGAGAGAAGGGTTGGATTACCAAAGAACTGCACATTCTTACGCATGGTGCGTACCATTTCGTCATGCGTGACAATATGATTGGCTAATGCGTCAAATTCACCTACTCCTTCGTTAGAAAAACCCTTTGGACTATTAAATATTTCTACACAGGGAATGAATCCGAGTGTATTTTTGAATGTTTGAGTACGTCCTGGGACATTATAACTAGGTAAGTCAAAGGACATCTCTCCTTCACTATGTGTTTCTTCAATTACCTTGTCTTTGATTGATAATTTAATATATCGCTTGGCTCCCTGTGGTCCAGTAATCGCATTACCTGAGATATTAGTGACGTTAATGCCATCACTAAAGCCTGTTCCCTGCCTTACTTTATAGCTATAGATAATAATTACTTCTTCTAGTTCACCATTAATACCGTAGTAAGAACGATATTCATGTTGGCGGAAAAAGTAAAGTCGGTAATTAGACTCAGTAGGTCTAATATAAAACAAACCTTGTCCATCACACAGAAAATACTCCCAGATTGAATCTAGGCGTGTATCCATCCTGTTGTATTTGAGTACTCTGTCGACAAAATCTTTGCGTTGATTACCAAAATTATCTTGAGAAGGAAAAAATTCTACCCCTTGGCGGATACCAAAGAGTTTCATTTGTGCTACGTGGGACGCAACAATACCTGTGTCAATATTTGCTCCGCCATCTTTCTCGATGTAGGAATCAACAATTTCTTTTAGGCGAGAGTTAGCGTCCACAGATTATTTATTAGAATTTGGTTTTGTAAATCTTAGCATCTTTATTAGCTTTTTGGGATTTAAAACTGAGTGCTATATCTTGCTTCTACACCAATATCATTACCTTCTGGTTTTTTGTTTAATTGTTTATTAACATAAAAATCTATTCCTAATCCCTGACTTCCTGGCGGTTGTCCTATTGTTCCTTTTAGATTTAGTTTACTTGAATCAGGTCTATATCCACCGGTAAATTGAACGCGTCCATCTTTACCAATAGGGACATTCATGCTTCCTCCTACATCAAGACCTTGTTCGTCATAACCAATACGAGGACGCATTGAAAAAACATTTGGAGCGGGATCTCCTATCTCTCCTCCTAGCATCCCTCCAACGTTACCTATATTTTGAAATCCCCCTGAAGGAGATTGTGCTAATAACATTTCACCTCTTGAAGGTAGTCCTGCTTCAAATCTAAAGCCTGTTCGACTGTTTCCTCCTAATGGAAAAAGCTCTTGTGGTTCACCAGGGGGTGTATAAGGATAAGGTGCCATATAAACGTCAGGCGTCGTCAAGCGTCCGTATTTAGGTCTATTATGCATTCCTTTTTCAATAGGACCATATACTCGTTGACTGATTTGATCAGCTCCACCTTGATTACCAACTCCCGCAACATTACCTATTTCTGCACCGTAGAATCCACTAGCTTGTTGTTTGGGGTACATTCATCTATTTATTATTGTTTCTATTCTATCAACTTATTCTTCTATTGCTTCATATCCTGTTGGATCATTAAGTTTTGATAAAACTACACCCTGACCTTTAAGTTTCCACTCCAAAATATCCCCTTCTTTCCAACCTAATTCTTCTATCATTTCATTAGGGAGTTCAATGAAATAGTTTCCGTTGTTGTCTTCTTGAACCTCAAGGGTGTAATTCATCTGGTTACATCTTTTCAATTAGTTTATCAAGCTTAATATTAATCTGTTTAAAATTATCTTGCATCTGTTGCAGCTCTCTCAAGAAATCTACCTTGAGTACGTACTCGATAGGTAAACGGTGATACATAGAATTTAGTTCAGTATCTGTACTATCCATTCGTTTTTCTACACGAAGGATACGTTCATGAAAGCGTCCTAACAATTTATTTGTTACCCACCCAACACCAGTGACTGCTGGTACCGAAAAGCCAATAATAACCAGCAAGACTTCGGGTCCCAATGCGTCAACCTGTTATTTCTGTTACTATTCTAAGGGTTAGTAATCAAATTGGAGCTTTCCTTTTTTAGCCAATCCATTTACTAGCCATACCAATGCATCCACACAATCATCATGACTACTCACGCCGAAGTTTGTGAGTTCCTCGAAGAGATTAGTGAAGTTCCGAAAACGATTAAAGATTATTTTTCGTTCTTCAAACATACCTATAATTCCCCTAAACCGTGCCAGCTTGTCTGCACGGAATCCTTTGACGGGATGCCAAATCAAGTTGTGCAGACCTTCGTCATTAAGGCAAATCCTCTTAAAGTCAGCTTCGAGAGAGGCTTGATACTGGACAGCTTCTGACCAAATATCACAAGTAGAGAAGGTTGGGAAATAGTTCCCATTGTCATCCTTTCCTATTATTGACCAATCATTAAGTAATTCTTTCATTTCATCTAGTTTTTCTAAATTACCCATAGCCCGTATCCTGCGGTAATCAATGATATGGATGCGATCATCAATACGTCCACCCAAGACCATTACGGTGTAGTCATTCTTTTCTTTAATGCCAGCAGATAAATCAACTCCTATACCAAGAGAATCAAATTCAGTTGCTATCTCCGCTTTTACTATCAACTCTGGTGCCAGGGATAGCTCACCTTGTCTGACAATCTGATTCATGTATTGAAAAGAGAATGCAACAGGCGCTTGCCTTTTCTTTTCTTTTAAGTAATCTAGTGACCACATTTCAGGCCAATAAGAAAGCTCATCACCTGTTTTAGGATCTGTTTGGATAGCAGATAGCACAATTTGTTGCCAGTTATTTTGTTCATTAAAAGTAGTGGCGTGTATATCATCATGTCTAAATCTGGTACCTAAACATATTGCTCTTCCTCCTTCAAACATAGTTGGAGAAATAACTGCGTTCCAGTTATCTTGCATTGCTTTACGTATATCAGGATTAGCTATATCTGTAGCAGATTTTATACAGTCGTCAATCAAACAATTCAAAACATTTAAACCATTAGCAATAAAATTATGACTGCTATGACTGACTTCTAAGTCATAGACAAACTCCTCTTTTTCGCTAAAGAATTCAACTCTAGAAATGGTGACGGTCTCCCAGCTTTGTCTGTTATCTGATGATGTGCTACATGGCACTGCCTGCACAACGTGATTAAATTTTGTGGGATATTGTTTGAAGGATTGTGATCGATATGGTGGACACAAAGATTGGTCCTCAGTTGCCCGTTGTTTAATAACTGTTTGTGTTCCGATGTCTTGCAACCAACGCAAATTGAACAATCTCTTGCAAGAATTAGCAGGCGTAGTTTTTTCCATTCGCCAGCTTGACAACCATGCCGGTAATTGGCGTTGCCAGTTCCTTGCATTTTGTTTGCATGCATAGAATCTGCGCACTTTTTTGAACAGCATTGTGACAAGTGACTGTGAGGTTGAAACGGTTTGCCACAATGTCGACAAGGTTTTTTTACTAGTGTTATTCTTTTTTGTCCACTGCAAGAATGACTGCAGCAAATTGTTTGAGGGTTTTTGTAAAGGCGTTGTGTTAAACGACTTGAAGTTATTGAAAATTGCTGTTGACAAACTGGGCACTGAAGCTGGACCACAAAACTCCCTGTTCCCTTGTGGCAGGTAGTGCAAATTCTCTGTGTTTGTTTTTTGGGTCCCTGACAACTTAGGCAATGTGTCAACTTGTCCCCTGTTGGATAATCCGACAATGGTTTCCCCTGAACTAAAATCTCCTGCCCTCTTTTGCCTTCCGTCCGCCGTAATGAAAGGATGTTCGGGAGTGCATTGAATCTTATTTCCACATTCTGTTTCAATGCTAATAATTCCTTTGGTATTACGTTTTGTAACTGCGGCCACGTTGCTCCACTCAATTTGATCTGTGGTGTGATTTCTGGTAGCAATTTGGTAGTCGTCAGGATTTGCATAAATAGTGGCAATTGGAACGTTACCATGATTTGTTAACACCAGTGTATCTCCTATCAGGCAAAGATGGGAACGTTTAGATGTCACTGAGCCTTTTAATCCTGCGGCACAGAGGGTGAACATTTCATCTCCAATACTTTCTATACCTGCAAATTTATGATCCACTGACCAGTATTCATTACTTGTTACGTTCTTAAGAAGTCTTACTGCAGGAAAGACTTCTTGATATTTGCGACTTTCTATAATACGTTTAATTGCAGCTGACTTAGGACGTGCAATTTCAACAGTGTAAGAAAGATAAAGAATCTGTAAAGGTAATTTAGCTGTGGTATGTACACCAATAGCCCATGCAGTAAATAAACCCAAAGTCGTTGATTTTGCCGATCCGCGAGGACCAAGTAGATCAATATTAGGACCGGCTATATTTTTTAAACAGACACTATCTTCCCCTGTTACAAAGTGTCCGTGCCAGTTTTTGTGATGATCTGCTGGTGGTTTGTTAGCAACATATTCACAAAAGAAACTAAAATCTTCTCTAGCTTTTTTTACTGCTGCTTGGTTATCAGCTGGTTTAACTGTGTAATTTTTTGCAGCCGCTCTTGCATTGCGTCGATACGCAAGATGTAAATATGAGGGCATGCCAAGAAACTAACTAGATCAAATATAGCCTAAGATTTAGATTTTTGTTCTTTATATTTACGAGCTTTATCTAAAGCAGCCTTACGTTTTTCTTTATCTGTCATATTAGAACCGTCTTCTTTTTTTGCCTCTTTATTCTTGAATATCTCAAGAACTTCAGGAGGCATTGATTTTTTAGCCATCCTATTAACGCATCTGTCTTTGTGAACGAGCTGTCATTTGAGCACGTTGCATTATTTCCTGAGCTTCTTCATCTGTGTAACGAGTAGATCTACCTGGTCCCATGGAGATACCGCCTTTAGCAGGCATATTCAATGGAGCAATAGGATTAGCTGCTTCTACATTAGCTCTGTTCTCAAGACCGCTATAACGATTGTTAGATTCCATGTTACTATAATCTGGTTCTAAACCAGGGCGAAAAGCAGCATTGACGGGGGATCTTTGAGCATTTGTTACTTGCTCTTCTCTTTGTTTACGCATCATGGCTTCCATCATGGCTTGCTTTCCTGCATCAGCAGTTCTGCCTTCCACACCTGGTGACCCGTTATTGACTCCCATAACTACCTTACTTACCCTTTAAGGCACGTAAGCGATCCATCTTAGCCTTCATATCCTCTTTCTTGTCCACAGGCTTTGCAGCACCTTTAGCGCCTGGCTTACCGCCCTTGGGTGGATTAGGCGGGATAGCCTTCTTGCCACCTTTCATTTCTTCTTTCCCTTTAGGGGGTACTTTGCCAGCCATGTCATTCACTTAAGTGATAAATTTATTTTAGTACATTATTCTTCTAATTGCATTCTTGCCCAGACACTCATCGCTGCTTCTTTTAAAGGACCTTCTATTGGGTCATCTTTAAATATGAAAGCTAATTCACGTATGGCGCGATCTGCCCCTGCCATCAACAAGCCTTTCCTATCTTTGTTAGTAGTAAACTGCTCTACTTGATTGATGGTGCCACGGAGTTCTTTTTCCATTGCTGCAATACGTGCTACCCCTGCTTCTCTCTTTACATTCATATTTTCAATATCATCACGTAACAAACGGATGTCATCTTTCATGTAGCCAATTTCATCCAGTAGTATCTGCCTGTGGTCAGGTTTCTGATACTTTTCTTTTATCCACTCTTCACATGCAGTGATACTGCCTAGGTAACCAAGGAAACGAGCATACAAAAAACATTCAATTGTTGAATAGTTTTCAGCACAAAAAGAACAGAATGACTCATGGGTACCAGGGTCTAAACCTTCTGCCCACGCATCAAAGACTTCAGTATTTGTAAGCTCCACGGGCCTGGGCAGTATCCCTGGCTTCGTCGCTTTCACTGAACTCTTGTTTCTGCTTAGCTCCTGCCCGTTCTTCTGTAGCTTGCTTTCCAATAGTTTCTCTTGTTTGTTCACCTGTATCTTTGTATTTCTGTTTGGCAAAGTCATATGCAAGACCAACAGATTTACGATATTGATCTAACTGTTCATCGGTATAAAGATTATCGTCTCTCTCAATGACCGCTATTCTTTTTTTCCCTGAATCATCTTCATATGTTCCAGAGGGATCATTTTTATCAACTGCCATGATTCAATTAGAAATTAGACATCATCTGAGCAATACCTTGACTATAGATGTCGCCCCTTCTAGCACGGTTGGCTTGTTCTGCCTGCTTCATTTTAGAACCTTCTAGCTTACCAAGAAGAGTTTCAAATTGAGACAAGTCTTGTTGAGGTGTATACATCTCATCTTGATATCTTTTTCGTATAGCGTCATATTCAGCTTGAGTAAATTTACCAGTTCCTGCTGTATACTTACCCGCAGAGTCATAACCTCCTTCGTCCGTTAAAAATTGCGCGTAGGTCTTGTTAGACATGGCTTGTTACTCCTTTTGTTAACTAAATTAATTATAGCAAATTAATCTTAAAAATTACGCATCATTTGAGCAATACCTTGACTATAGATGTCGCCCCTTCTGGCACGATTAGACTGATCAGCTTGCTTCATCTTAGAGCCTTCTAGCTTACCGAGAAGAGCTTCAAATTGGGATAAGTCTTGTTTAGGTGTGTATTCAGCATCAAGGTATCTTTTCCGTATAGTTTCACGTTCATTATCAGTAAGGTTATCTGCCCCTTGAATATAATCATTCTTAGCTACAGGGCCTGTTGAAGTCCCAGCTACAGAGCCTGTTGAAGTCCCAAAATCAATATCAGCACTACCGTTATTAGAAGGAGATGCTAACTTGTCTGCGTCAAAAAAACTGAACTTAACAGTCTTTCCATCTGCTTCATAACCATCAGGTAGGAAAAATAATCTTTGTTCGGTCATTTTTTGTCTGTCGTTGTTCTTATTCTATATGCTAACAATGTAAAAAATTAGCTCTTAAATATATTATTTAAAAAGGTTGCCTAGAATCCTGCCTCTCTTTTAAAGTTTTTAGTAGATCTTTAAATTTATTTACATCAAATTCTGTTTTGTTTTGTTCTTGTTCAAAGTTTTGTTCTTTATCTGTTTCCTGGTTAAAATCTTCCATTATGAAAAGTTAAAAGCTCCTACTAATCCTTGTAGTAAATTCTGGCTTCCTTGTTCTCTGGTGAGTCTGAACTTACTTTCAT